TAATGAATAGTACTGGTTCTCTTTATGCTGATGGTACTTTAGAAAATGGAACCTCAGAAAATTATAGATGGCAAGTTGTTTCTTCTAATATTAATGATGGAACATTTAGTTTAGTTATTAGGCAAGGTAATGATTCAACAAACTCTCCTTCTGTATTAGAAACTTGGAATAATTTATCATTAGACCCTACAGCCCCTAACTATATTGAAAAAGTAATAGGTAATCAAAGAGAAGTTGTTTCATATGATCCTTCATCCGGAGAATATTATATACAACTGAATGGTAATTATATCAATCAATCAAGATATGTTCGTGTTAAGCAAGTAAAAGCTTTAACCCCTAGTTATTTTGATAATACTGGTAATCCAAAACCACAATATACTAGTTCATTACCAACTCCATCCATTGGAACTTTTGGAAGCGCTATGGGTAAAAATGTTCCAACAGGTGTTGCTGGAGCATATTATGAAAATATTTCTAATACTAATATTCAAGGATTAAGTGTTAATAACTATACATCTTCCATTTCTTTACTTTCTAATAAAGATGCATATAAATACAATTTATTAACAGCCCCTGGATTAATTGCAGATGAAACAAATTACCCATTACACACCCCAGTAGTTTCAGATGTAATTTCAACAGTTCAAGATAGAGGAGATTCTATGACTGTAATAGATCTTGTAGGTTATGGATCTAATATAATCCCTGTTACTATAAATGCTATTACTTACAATACATCATATGCTGCAGCATACTGGCCTTGGGTCCAAACAATTGACCCAAATACTGCCCAACAAATATGGGTACCTGCTTCAGTAATGATACCAGGAGTATATGCATTTAGTGATAGTGTTTCAGAACCATGGTTTGCACCTGCAGGTATTAATAGAGGGGTTTTAAGTAATGTTATTAGAGCTGAAAGAAATTTAACTCAAGCTAATAGGGATTTACTTTATGAAAATAATGTTAATGCTATTGCTACCTTCCCTAATACAGGTGTAGTAGTATTTGGTCAAAAGACATTACAAAAGAAAAAAAGTGCTCTTGATCGTGTAAATGTTAGAAGATTATTAATTGAACTTAAAAATTATATTTCTCAAGTAGCAGATACTTTAGTATTTGAACAAAATAATACTATTACAAGAAATAATTTTTTAGCCCAAGTTAACCCATATTTAGCATCTGTTCAACAAAGACAAGGTTTAACTGATTTTAGAGTAATAATGGATGATTCAAATAATCCACCTAATGTAGTAGATCAAAATCAATTAGTAGGTCAAATTTATTTACAACCTACCAAAACTGCTGAATTTATTATATTAGACTTTAATGTACTTCCTACAGGAGCAACTTTTCCTGCTTAATAATACATTTTAGAAAAAAAATTAATATTTATAATAAAAAGATAAAATGGCAAATTTTTCAATTTCTCCTGGAGTAACAATTAGTGAAATAGATAACACGTTTTTAGTAGGACAACCTACACAAGCTGGTGCTGCTATTATAGGCCCAACAGTAAAAGGACCTGTTGAAACCCCAACACAGGTTACTTCATACTCAGATTTCCAAACATTATTTGGAGATTCTTTTATAAGCGGTAGTGATAGTTATTCATATCTTACTTCATTAGCTGCTTATAATTACTTCAATTATGGAGGAACTTCATTAATAGTAGCCCGTGTAGTAAGTGGTTCATATACTCCTGCTACTAGCATAGTATATAATAATACATCAGCAACTAATGGAGGATTTGCTTCAGCTTCATTTATTGTTTCTTCTAGTTATACAGGATCTAATGCTTCTAGTGGATTTAGTGGTGGTGGTTCTATTAAATTAAGTATCCCTTCAGTAGCAGGTACATATACTGACTATTGGGTAGCACCCCAAAATTATAACCCATCTTTTTATAACTCTAAAAGTAATATAGGATTTCCAAATATACCTGTTTCTGCTTCTGTAGACCAATTTGGCCAGGCAATAGCTGATTTTTTTACAGCTTCTGTACTTTTTGGAACAACAAACGAACTCTTTTCTTTATTTTCGGGGTCTTATAACCCTAGTACAGATGTTTTAAGTATATTTAGTAAAGTTTCTTCATCAGCATTAAATGGTACTATTATTAGATATGGTCATACCCCAACAGGATATATCTATGGAGGTGCTCCTGATAACCAATTTGTTTCTAGTTCAACTATGGCTGCCGGAGTAAATGGGATTCCTTCCACAGCATTTCAAATTGAAACTATTTCTGAAGGTATTATTATGAACAATTCAGGTTCAGAATCATCAGGATCTTTAATTTCAGGAAGTGTTGATAATATTAGATGGGAAATCACCAACCCTAATACGGGTTCAGGAACATTTAATTTAGTAGTAAGAAGAGGAGATGATAATAATAATAGTAAAATTGTTCTTGAATCTTGGAATAACGTAAATTTAGATCCTAATTCTTCTAGATTTATTTCTAAAGTTGTAGGAGATCAAAAACTATCATATAATTCTATTTCTAATCAAATGGATGTAACTGGTGATTATCCAAATAAATCCCGTTATATTAGAATAAAATCATTAACTTCTACTACTCCAAATTATTTAGATGGAAATGGACAACCAAAACCTCAATATACATCATCTATCCCATATGCTCAAAGTAGCTCCTTCTCAGGCGCAATAGGAACAACAAATTCTAATGTAAATTTAACAGAAAACATTAGTGCTCTTAATACACAAGGATTATCTCCTACTGATTATGATGATATGATTAGTTTATTAAGCAATAGAGAATTTTACCAATATAATGTAATATCAACCCCAGGATTATTAGCTAATTTACACCCAACACAAGTAAATAATGTAGTAGTTAATACTCAAAACAGAGGAGATGCTTTATATGTGTTAGACCTTATTGAATATTCCGGAGACATTACCAATACTATTTCAGTAGCACAATCAATAGATAATTCATATGCTGCAACATACTGGCCTTGGATTAGAGTAACAGATACTTCTACTGGAAAACAAGTTTGGGCCCCAACTTCTACAGTTATACCAGGGGTATATGCAAATAATGATAAAATATCTGCCCCTTGGTTTGCACCTGCCGGTATTAACAGAGGAGGATTAACTACAGTATCATATGCAAAATATAAATTAACTCAATCTGATAGAGATACACTTTATGCTAATAATATTAATCCGATTGCAACATTACCTAAACAAGGTGTAGTAGTATTTGGACAGAAAACATTACAAAAAGCAGCATCTGCACTTGATAGAGTAAATGTTAGACGTTTGTTAATTGAATTAAAAGGATATATTCGTCAAATTGCTGATACTATAGTATTTGAACAAAACACTATTACTACTAGAAATTCATTCTTAACTAGAGTAACACCATATTTAGAAACAATTCAACAAAAACAAGGATTGTATGCTTTTAAAGTAGTAATGGATGAAGCTAATAACGGACCTGCAGTAATTGACCAAAATCAATTAGTTGGACAGATTTATATTCAACCAACAAGAACAGCAGAATTTATTTCTCTAGACTTTATCTTATTACCAACAGGAGCTCAATTTCCTTAATTAAAAACTTAGAACTGGAATATTTATAATAAAACGAAATTAAACTAAAATAAAATGGCAATTTTAAACCCGAACGAAATATTTTACACAGCGTTTGAACCCAAACAAACCAATCGTTTTATCCTTTATATGGATGGTATTCCATCATATTTGGTAAAAGGAGTAAGTGCTGTAAACTTAACCCAAACCGCAGTACCTCTTAACCATATTAACGTTCAACGTTATGTAAAAGGAAAAACAATTTGGAACACAATTACATTTACAATGTATGAATCAATTACTCCTTCTGGTGCTCAAGCAGTAATGGAATGGGTACGTTTAGGTCACGAATCTGTAACAGGTAGAGATGGTTATTCTGATTTTTATAAGAAAGATGTTACATTTAATGTGATTGGACCTGTTGGAGATATCGTTTCTGAATGGGTGATTAAAGGAGCTATGATTACAAGTGTTAATTTTGGTGATTATAACTGGGAAGATGATGGTACTTTAGTAAATATTACAGTTGAAGTACAACCAGATTACTGCGTATTGAACTTCTAATATTTTAGGTTAAACAATAAAAGTAAAGGCTCCACATTTATATGTTGGAGCTTTTATTTTCCTTTGATTATTTAAAAGGTTTTTTTATATTTGATGTTAAATCTAAAGCTATGAAAATTTTTAAAAGTCTTTTATTTACACTATTAACTACTTTTGTTTATAGTCAATACTGCCCCTCTCTAGGCCCAGATCAATTTTTACCATGTGGTATATCATCTACTACTTTAACCGCAGATTTTTCCCAATGTGCTCCTGGCAGTAATCCAAATTTAACAACAAATTACGGAGTTGCAAACATTCCATATACTGCCCAAAACAATACAGGGACTCAGTTATTTATGTCTGATGACTCTCAACAAGGTCCATTTAATATTGGATTTACATTTTGTTTTTTTGGTCAAACATATACTCAATTTTGGGTTGGTTCAAATGGATGGATTTCCTTTTCAGCAGGCCAACCCACAACATTTACCTCAGCTACAATACCATCAGGTATAGCAACAATCCCTAAAAATTGTATTATGGGCCCATGGCAGGATTGGCACCCGGGTGTAGGCGGACAAATTAGATACCAGATTCAAGGTACAGCACCTTGTCGTAAATTAATTGTAAGTTGGATTAATATGCCAATGTTTTCTTGTACAAATTTGCAAGGTACTTTTCATATTGTAATATATGAATCAACAAATATTATAGAAAATTATATTCAAAATAAACCAAATTGTTTAGCTTGGGCTGGAGGAACAGCAGTACAAGGTTTACATAATGCAGCTGGTACAGTTGGTATAACAGTACCTGGTAGAAATTCAACTCAATGGACAGCAAATAACGATGCTTGGAGATATACCCCATCAGGTCCAACAGTTTTACCTATACCTACTTGGTATATAGTGGGCAATCCTGTCCCAATAGGACAAGGAACCACAATTACCATTACCCCACCAACAGCTGGAGCAAATTACACGTGTCAATTAGTTTATCCTACGTGTAATGCTGGATGGAATTCATGTAATCCTACTGCTGGACCTGGACCAGATACTGTATTTGTACAACCTGGTCCTCCAAATTTATCTTTACCTGATATAGACTCAATCAACCCTATTTGTATTGGAGATTGTAATGGGGAAATTACAGCTACCCCTATAAATGGAACCCCGGGATACACTTATACTTGGTCAAATGGACAAACAACTCCTACAGCAACAGGACTATGTGCAGGAACATATTCAGTTACAATTGAAGATGCTGCAGGTTGTGATGTAACTACTAATGTAACATTGATAGATCCACCCCCAATTATTGTAGGTCCTATTACATATAGTGATACTGCTTGTTTTCAAGCTAATGCTGAAATATACTCTGTACCTGATTTAGGAATTGGATTTACTTACACTTGGAATAGTCTAGGTAACATAACATTTGGTCAGGGATCTCCTTCTATTGCTGTAGATTGGACAAATTATACAGCAGGAAATATTTTAGGAGCTATTAATGTTATTGCAACAGATGTAAACGGATGTGAAAGTTTACCTGCATCTATTGATTTATTTATATTAAATATTGAACCTCAAATTAACCAAATTGGACCATTTTGTACAGATGATGATTGTGTAACGTTAAATGCTTTACCTTTAAACGGTATATTTACTGGACCAGGAATAGATGTAAATGAATTTTGTCCTTTAATTGCTGATACAAATTTAAATGCTGTAGTTTATACTTATATTCAAAATGGTTGTGTTTTTGATGATACTATTAACGTACAAGTAAACGAAAAACCTGTTATATTAGACATAACAAACGATCAATTTTACCAAATTTGTGAAGGAGATTCAGTAACATTTAATTACACGATTGTTCCTTCGATTCCAGGACAAACTGAATGGTATTTTCAAAATGATACTATTTTATTAAACTCTCCTATATTTACTTGGCAAACGGAAGGAATCTATATTTTAACAGCCGTTCATGTATCTAATGGATGCATTTCAGAGCCTGCCCAAACAACAATTTCAATTGCAAATTGTCCTCAAATTATATATTATATGCCAAATTCATTTACCCCAGATGGAGATGAATTTAATCAAACCTTTCAACCTGTTTTTACCTCTGGATTTGATCCATACGATTTTCAAATTGAAATATATAATCGTTGGGGAGAATTAATTTTTGAATCACGTGATGCTACTATTGGATGGGATGGTACTTATAATGGAAGATATGTGATGGAAGGTATTTATGCATGGAAACTAACATTTGGTAATGAAGTTAACGATGCTCGTTATACTGATTACGGTCATGTAACTATTCTTAAATAGTATAATATTTATAATAGTATGAAATTAGACAATTTACGCCAGCTAGTTAAAGAAGAGTTAAGAAAAACTCTAAATGAAGAATACCAAGACAAATATAAAATGGTAGGGATGTTGATTTCTAATATTAAAAAACGCCCTCAAAAAGAAATATTTTCAGATATCCGTTCTATTCCAGGTATTACAGTAGCATCTTCAAAAGAACCGATGGAATATAGTGAACAAAATACAGAAAAATTTCAAACTATATTGACAATTAAAGTTGATGGTCATCCTTGGATTGCAAAGGGTGGTTTTGATAAAAGTAAAATGGGTGAAATTAGAAAAGAAATATTAAAAGTAGAAGGAGTTTTATCATTTGGTGTAAATCCTGATAATATTACTACTCTTTAATATATGTATATAAGACAATTAAGTTATAACAAATAAAAATTATGGAAGAAAAATTTAAAATGCCTACTGAATGGGTTGATTTGCCCTCTAAAGGTTTACTTTATCCCGAAGATTCTGAATTAGCAAAAGGACAAGTTGAAATTAAATATATGACTGCTAGAGAAGAAGATATTCTTACTAACCAATCTTATATTCAAAAAGGTACTGTTTTAGATAAACTTTTAAAATCTGTAATTGTATCAAAAATAAATTTTGATGATTTACTAATTGGTGATAAAAATGCAATTATGGTAGCTGCTCGTATCTTAGGATACGGATCAGAATACACATTTGACTATTCAGGAGAATCACATACAGTAGATTTATCTCAAGTAGACAATAAACCTCTTAAAGAAGAATTGTTTTCAAATCGTGTAAATGAATTTTCTTTTACTCTTCCTACTACTAAAAACAATATTACTTTTAAACTTTTAACTCACAAAGATGAACAAGATATTAATCGTGAATTAGAAGGGCTTAAAAAAATAAATAAAGATAATTCCCCTGAACTTTCTACTAGATTAAAATACATTATTACTTCTGTAGAAGGTAGTAGAGAAAAAAAGGATATTCGAGATTTTGTCGATAATTATCTCTTTGCCAAAGATTCTCGAGCCTTAAGAGAATACATTAAGTCAGTTCAACCAGATGTTGATCTTACTTTTTTTCCCGATAGCGCTAGCGATAGAGTCAATATCCCAATTGGGGTTAACTTTTTTTGGCCTGACTTCTGATATAGCTCCTCAAGTTAGAGCATCTTTATTTTCTCAAATTCATCAAATAGTTTTTCACGGAAACGGAGGATACGATTGGCATACCATTTATGATATGCCAATTTGGCTTCGCCGCTTTACATTTAATGAAATAAAAAGACATTACGATGAAGAAAAATCAGCTATTGAAAATAAAACCTCTAAAGGAACTAAAACTGCTATTGGCTCTGATGGTACTGTTAAAACTCCTGAATTACTTCAAAAAGTTAACAGTAACAAAAATAAAACTTTTACCCCACCCCCAAAAAGACCTGTAACGTATAAGTAAAATGTTAAATTTTTAATATTTATAA